CATGTATTACTTACCCAATACTTTCACTATACTTGACCCGGAAATTCTATACTACCGGGCCGGACCAAGGGAGGGGTACCTATAGTTGTATACCAATTCCACATATTTTTCAATAATTTAGGTGTATAAATTACTTTCTTCAATTAACTGTATAATATCTTCAAGTGTATACCCCATACTGCATGATTAAGGGGACACAACTGGCGAATTCGACAACTTATTGTCCATATATTGAAGGATTTCTACCTGAACTTGAAGAAAACTAAACAAAATCAACGATTGTTCAATTTAATTTACAATTATTACGATTATTTGTCACTAAATGCACGTTTAGGTATTGACAAGGTTTTAGAAAACTGTTATAATTAACCTATAGGAACAAAAAGAAACACAAGTTATGACTACTGCTCTGAAGACGTCTTAGATCTTCTCTATTACAGTCTGTTGAAGTATGCTTGGTTCTAACTTAACCGCTTCAAGTACTGAGATTACTTCAAGACGGTAGACGAGCAGTATACTTCAACATATAAATCAAACGTTTCACTCAATTATCTTGAAGTACTGGTTCTTGAAGGATTTCATTTAAGGAGAGAACCCATTGTCTGATTTAAAAGACCTGCTAGTTCAGGACACCATTACAGACTCTGGTCTGACACAGAAGGAAGAAGCATTCCTTAATGTACTGTTCGATGAGTGTAGCGGTAATGTACGAGCGGCTATGGATACTGTTGGTTACCCCAAGAACTATCCCACCAGTGCCCTCACGAAACATCTCAGCCTGCAGATCAGAGAGCGTACCAAGGAGTATCTAATCTCCCAGTCCGCCAGTGCAGCCATAAACCTAACCTCTGTTTTGTTAGAGCCCAATCGTCCCGGCAACGGTCATATCATCGCAGCCGCCAGAGACATATTGGACAGAGGTGGAGTATTTAAAGAAGAGGCCCCTAAGGTCACTGAGGTACGGAATATGTTTATTCTTCCTGCCAAGGACAAAGAGGAGCCCTTAACAATCGATCACGAATGAGGTAGTTTTTGTCAGAGATAAAGCTAGAGAGATGGCCTGAGTGGAGACGTAAGATCCCCTATGGCAAGATAGGTACTGGTTATAAAGTAGACCCAGAAGACCCCTATCTTATTGTCCCAGACCCTGACCAGATCTTCTTCATTGAACAAGCATTCGACTATATTGATGCCGGGTCTAGCCTACGTGAAGTCTGCGAATGGCTGTCACAGAAGCTCCTCCGCTCTATGGTCCACCAGACTATTTCCAATCTATATAAGAAACATCGTAAGCCTTTCCTCAACCGTAAGACCAACCGTAAGATCCTCACTGGTGAAGCTCCTAAGCGTACCAAAGAGAGTGTCGAGAAGGCACTTGCGAAGAGGGCTATCACACAGGCTAAGACGAAGTACACCAAACTAGAACAGAAGTACCTCGACAAGAAGCTCAAGGATGAAGACTTCCCAGAAGGTCGTCCCGAGAAGGTTGACGGTAGGGGAGAACACTTCCGACAGCTAGCACAGGATGGCGAATACAAATCGAAGCCGCCAGTCCCTGAGTCAGTCAACTGGATCTTTAAGCCGCATCCCGGTCCTCAGACTTCTTTCTTGTCCAGTACAGATGAAGAAGTTCTTTATGGTGGTGCAGCCGGAGGGGGCAAGAGCTATGCAATGCTCGCCGACCCTATGAGATATTTTGATAATCCTGATTTTGTAGGTCTCCTCCTTCGTCGTACTAATGACGAACTAAGAGAGCTTAAATGGGAATCTCAGAAGATCTATCCTAAAGCCTTTCCCGGTGCCCAGTGGAAAGAGAAGGACTCTATGTGGGTCTTCCCTTCTGGTGCCAAGTTCTGGATCACCTACCTTGATCGTGACGAAGACGTCATGCGTTATCAGGGTCAGGCATTCTCATGGATTGGTATGGATGAGCTTACACAGTATCCCACACCATTCGCATATACATATTTGAAGTCTCGTCTCCGTATCACCAATAAAGACCTTAAGCGTCAGATCGGTGGTACAGGCTATATGAGAGCAACGACTAACCCCGGTGGTCCCGGTCACCATTGGGTTAAGAAGATGTTCATTGATCCAGCTCCTGCTGGTCAGTCATTTTGGGCCAAGGACGTAGAGACTGGTGAGGTTCTTTGTTATCCAGATGATCACGAAGATCCAACCAAACGGGGAAAACCACTATTTAAAAGGAAGTTCATTCCCGCTCGTCTAAAGGATAATCCAAGCCTTTATGAAGACGGAGCCTACGAAAGATCGCTTCTAGGTCTACCAGAAGAACAGCGCAGAAAGCTGCTCGACGGTGACTGGTCAATCGTAGAAGGAGCGGCCTTTGCAGAATTTAATCCAAAGTATCATGTCTGTACTCCCTTTGATATCCCACATGAGTGGCGTCGTTTTCGAGCTGCTGACTATGGTTACAGCGCACCGGCTTGTGTACTTTGGTTTGCAATTGATCCTTCTTATGACACGCTCTACGTCTACAGGGAACTCCACGGATCAGGAATGACCGGGGTAGCCCTGGCCGAGAAAGTCCTCAGGTTAGAAGAGAATGAGAAGATATCCTATGGTATCCTCGACTCCTCTGTCTGGCATGACCGTGGAACCTATGGTCCTACAGTCGCTGAAGAGATGATCGGAGCAGGCTGTAGATGGCGTCCGTCAGACAGATCTAAGGGATCACGCTCTGCCGGTAAGAACCGACTACACGAGCTATTTAAGCTACGTGAACTACCCTTTGGTGAGAAACGTGCAGGTATCATATTCTTTGATAATTGCCGTCAGATCATCTCAGACATCCCAGCTATCCCTACCGACCCAGATCAGGGTGAAGACATCGACGTTCGCTATCCACACGACCACGGATATGACGCCCTACGTTACGGCATCATGTCAAGACCTCGTGCTGAATCGCCACTCGATTGGGGTAGGGCTCCTCAGAGTAAGTATATCCCGGCTGATAAAGTCTTCGGATACTAAATGAAAAGGAACTGCCATTGACGTATAAGGTCTCCCGTAAGGAACGACGTAAGAGTCTACAGACCCAGAGTAAGCCTGAACCTTCCATCGGATTGGTCAGCATCAGACCTAAGACAGACAATCAGAGTCTGGCATTTGAGGGTTGGGGGTTTGATAAACACCTCTTCCTCCACGGTCTACCGGGTACGGGTAAATCCTTTGTGGCACTATATCTAGCACTGAAGTCGGTATTTGCAGGTAAACAAAAGCGGGTAGTTATCGTACGATCCGCCGTCCCTACCCGTGATATCGGCTTCATGCCGGGTTCTGCCACTGACAAGATGAAGAACTACGAGGCCCCTTATGTCGGTCTTTGTTCTCAGCTCTTTGGTCGTGGCGATGCCTATGACATTCTTAAGCAGAAGAAGATTATTGAATTCATGCCTACCTCGTTTATCCGAGGGCTTACGATTGATGATGCAGTCATTGTCATCGAAGAGGCTCAGAATATGAGCTATCAGGAAGTACGTTCTGTCGTCACTCGATTGGGTGATAACTCACGCTTCATCATTAACGGAGACCTTGAACAAGACGACCTTTCAAGTGAGCGTTTCAAAGAAGAAACCGGTCTCAAGAAGCTTATGGGTGTAATGAAGAAGATTCCTTCTATCACCTTTATCGAATTCGGTATCGACGATATTGTCCGAAACGACTTCATCAAAGATTTCATCCTCGCAGAATATAACCTCATTTAAAGGAAAAACAATGGCTGACAAACGTTCGAAGTTCAATACGTATGACACCCCGAAGGGTGGAAAGATTGTTGTGAAGCAGCCAGACTTTGGAGCCTCTGATAAAGAGTTTGTCAAACAGTCTGATAAGATCTCCGACAAGATTGGTGATGTAATGAAGAAGGGTGATGCCAAGTTCTTCCCGGTCACTACGAAAGGTAAGTAAGCATGGATGATAACATCGTCAAGTTTCCCGGAGTCGAAGTGATCGAAGATATCGATGAAGATACCTTTGGTCCAAGAGTAGACATTCCTGAACTCCTAGAGGGTTTGAAAGAAAGAGGGTTTGACGACCTAATCATTCTTGGTACTTATGATGACAAAGAG